GATGGACGCGTTGACGTTGACGTCGTGCGAGGGTTTGCCGGTGTAGTACTGCCGCTTTGCGTAGGGCGTGTCCCAGATGACCTGGATGGTCATCCGCTTCGGGTGCGCCGTGTACGACGAGTCCCTTGCATGCCCTGGTCGACCTTCACGAAAAAGTTGCAGTCGGTGTGGATCTGCTCCCGCAGCGCGAACAGCGCCTTGTCGAACGCCTGCTCGACGTATTTGCCCTCCGCCGCCAGGAACTTGAAGCCTCCGCGGTCAACACTCATACAAGCCCCACCTCCGTGTGATGGTAGGCGCCGGCGGAGTCCACCAGCACGTCCACGCTCTGCACGGTGTAGGTCTTGCCGCCGTAGACCAGCTGGAGCTGGCCGCCGGCCGCTTCGGCCGCGTCTTTCATCGCCTGCACGTCAAGTCCCACCGGGCGCGAGACCCGGCGGTCGATAAAGCAGATGCTCCGGAGGACCACCTCCGTGTTCTGCTGTGATTTAATGGTTGCGTTGGTCGGCTGCACACAACACCGGCTCACGACCGTCTCGACGGGAGTGTACTTCCCCCAGACGTCCACTTCGCCGGGCGATAGCAGCGTAACGGTGTGCGTCATGATCTTGGCCGGGATCGGGCCCATGTCACCACCCCCTTACGGGTACGGCGGGATTGAGCAGGCCTGTCCGCTCCAGCAGTGCGATGACGCCCGGGGAGATCGTGTCGACCGCCCGGAAGTTCGCCTTCGCGGAGCTCGTTGCCTGGACGCTCACCTTGCCCACAGTCCAGCCCGCCTCGGAGCTGCCGCCTGCCGCCACGGTCAGCCCCATGTCGGCGTAGTAGTCGATCTGGGTGCAGAGTGCCTCGTTGAAGATCTCCTGATAGCGTTCAGGCACGGCCTGCCAGCCGATCAGGGCACCGAGGGCCATCTCCGCGCGGCGGAGGTACTGCGGGAAAACGTCCTCAGGGACGGAGTCCCCGAGGTACGTCTTGCAATAATACTTATAATCGAGGGCCACTAATTACGCGCCGGCGACTACTACGACATCGCCATAGGCCAGCGGCAGCAGGCTGTCAGCGTATGCGTATACGACGGAGCAGTGCTTGCCGGAAGCAGCGGTGATGATGCCGTCATCAGGCAGTGCGGTCCAGGTAGCCAGGTCGATCGCCGTGCCGGCGGTTACAGCCGTAGCGGCGGAGTCTACTACGTAGTAAGCCTTCGCACCCGGTACAGGAGCCTCGGTGATGGAGATCACGGACTTGCCGGAAGTGCCGGCTACAGATCCGACGGTCAGGGTCGGCAGGGTCTCGCCGCAGCGGACGAGGATGCCGTCAACCTTGTTGTCGAAGACCCAGATGCCGTGATACAGGCTCATCATGATCTTCCAGTATTCGCCGTCCTGGTTCAGATCAGGGTTGATGATCTTGGTGACCTGCGGGTACGCGAGAGCGTCGAGGGCTCTGCGGCTCGCGATGATCCAGCTGACGTCGCCGGCGGACTCGAGGGCCTCCACGCCGCCGTTGGTCTCGCCAAGGCTGCGGCCGTCGTTCAGTTTGAAGCCGGTCTTCATGTACGCGGAAGGCGTACCGATCAGGAACTGGTCGTTGATCGCGTTGATCTGAGTCGTGATGGAGCGTACGGTGTAGTCGCGCAGGTTGATGAACTTAAAGGCCTGCGTAGATCTCTCGACCAGGCCCTTCGTGGTGGTCGCGATCTGGACGTACAGCTGCTCGTCCTCGCCGATCTTATCCTGTACGCACTCGATGTCGTACAGCAGCGCGTCGAGCGCGGTGGACTCATCAATGTCACCGAACACGGCGTTGCCGGCGCTCAGGGCTGCCTGCGCTACGCCTGCGATTCTGACCTTGTCGACCTCGGGGCGCATCTCCTGCTCGGAGACGGTGCGGATCACGTTGGTCGCGTTGTCAACGAAGTTGGTCTCGTTAACGTCATAACGACCGATCGCGAAGTTGCCGCCGCGGTAGAACTGCAGCTCTTTGTCTTCCCAGGTCAGGGAGTGATCCATGTCGGGAGCCTTGTAGCCCTGCATGTTACCGAAGCCGCTCACGCTCATCTTCGGGATCTTGACGTATTTGCCGCCATCATAAACGATGCCGGGGGTGGTGTTCTCCATCCAGCCAGTGCGGAGGGAGATCGCGAACTTTTCGTCCAGCTGCTGATTGAAAATAGAAGCATAATCGATGGAGTTTGCCATTTGATTGTTGATCCTTTCGTGTTATTTGTTGGTTTACTTCCAGAGCTCCGAGATCCGGCTCTTCACCGCGTCTTCCGGAGTGGGCACTGCGCCCGGCTTGGGCTGCGCGCCGGAGTACACCGGGGTGCTCGGTGCGGAAGCAGGAGCGGCCTCTGTGAAGTACTCGCTGTAGCCCTTCTGGATCTCTGCCAGTTGTTCGGCCACAGCTGCTGCGCCTTCGGACCTGTCGATCATGCCGTAGACCTGCTCGCGGAACTTAGGTTTGATGCCCGCGTAGTCTTCGGAGTTGATCGCTCTCACCTTGTCCAGTTCGGACTGGATGGCCTTGTAGGCATCCGAGCCCTGGATCATCTCGTCGGTGATCTGGGTGTCCGCCTTCGCTGCGTCGACTGCCGCGTCGATCTGTGCCTGGAGGTCACTCTTCGGCATGTAGTCAGCAGCCAGCGCGCGGTTGCTCTCGGTCATCAGGTAGTCGATCTGTTCGTCGGTGAGTCCTTTGTCCTTTAGGACGCTTCGCTTAAAAATTGCCATAATGTTTTCCGTCCTTTCTTTACCGCCGGCAGACGTCCGGCGAGTGCTGGTTTACCGCCACGGCTTGGCGAGGTACAAAAAAGCACCCTGTCGGGTGCTCAGTCGTCATCATTATCCGGATCCGCCGGAGCGGGTGCCGGGTCTTCCTGGAGGCATGCCGTCGCCTCCCGCAGGATGGCCGCGCGGGTGTTCGGGTCTTCGACCAGCCCCGCCGCGTTGATCAGATCAGTCGCCTTTTTTAGATCCACGCTTGGCCGCCTCCTTCTTCGCAGGCTTCTTTCCCTCGATCAGCTCGAGGAACTCCGCCTCGCTCAGCTCTTTTCCGCAGAGCTGGCAGCGGACTCCGTTGCTTCGTCCTTCCCAGACGTGCTTGCATTCTGGCATACTTCTTCCTCCTTCTCTTTCTTCTTGCCTGAGTATTTGCACGCGGGGAACCTGGTACCGAGATCAGGGTCTTCCGTGTTCAGGCAGTGCGTCTTCAACACTTCGCAGATCGTGTACACATCACCGACCTGGCAGTGCTTGCAGTTTTTGCATTTGGCCATTGGTTACTCCTTCCCGGCTACGACCTCGAGCCGGTCGTAGCGGATCGTCCGGTCGTTAGCCCTGCAAAAGTCCTTATATTTGTCCAGCTTCTGGTTCGCGATCTTGGTCATGCGCTCCGCGGCCGACTTCTCGCCTGCCGCCTCCAGCGCGTCCACCGCTGTCCGGGCGCCCCGGACGTCGCGCTCCAGTGCTCGCTGCTGCTGGCTTAGCTTGTAGATGCGGTCGTTCTCTTCCTTGTCCTCCGTCTCCTCATACCGTGGGATGGAGAAGCCGTCCACGAACGTGATGGGAGAGTGCCCGCAGTTGATCCCGAAGATCCCGGCCGGCTCGCCGTAGCTCGTCATGCCGATGCCTTCGTAGTGGTACTCGTTGCCGTCCAGGTCGTGCAGGATCCCGCTGGAGCCGTCCCAGCTGTAGAACTTGCCCTGGTATGGCTCGCACAGCGGACGCGCGCCTGCGTGGCTTGAGATCTGGAACGTGGACACGCCCGCGTCTGCCGCCCTGGCCTTCTGGCCTTCGATGGCGATGTTGTGCACGGTGGTGCGCACGTCCATGTTGACGTAGCCCTCCGCGCTCCAGTGCCTGCCGGCGCGGTCGATGAAGCCGGTGATGCCGTCCCGGACCATGTTCTCGATGGCGCGGGTGACCGCTGTGTGCCTGGCGTCGATGCCCAGCGCCGTCTCCAGCGCCGCTTCGTTCAGCGCGTGCTGCGTGGCGAGGATCCGCGTCTCCTCCAGTGCGGTCTGGCTGATCATCCGCTTGTAATTCGCGA